GCGTCTTGCGCAGGACTCCGCTGGTCGAAGTTCTGAAATCTGCCCTACGGCAATCTTTCATACGTCTTCTTTTCTTTCCTTTTACTCGATCTCCTCTTTCCATAACGCACTCTTTACCGTTTTACCGGCGGACAATTATGGCTGCCAACTTACACTCACTACTCGTCCCCTCTTATATCCGCGATTTCCTTTGTTCCGCAGGTTCCTACCCCTTCGCTAGCAGACGGCTACCTCAACGGTGCCCCTACTACAATCCGGCCTACTTGGGTGAACTGGACGTCAAAAAGACTTCAGAATGGGATGAAACCCATATCCCACACCTCCCGAGCCATCAATACGCGAAGAGTACAAAGTACCCCTGTTTCCCTCCAGTCCTCGCAGCCTCTCTTGCGTCCCCGGTGGGGGGCTCTAAGCCCCCAGTCGCTAAAGCGATCCGAGAGGTTACCGCGAGAGTCGGGTAGTGAGGCAGACTTGGTCTGACGACCATCCGCTTTCATTCGTGAGTACGCCGTTTCGATTCAAGAGGGCCACAAGGCTCCAGGAAATCAAACGAGCATCCTCGTCCCTGGCACGTGACACGTCACGAGCCCCACACACACGAGTTGGTAACCTCCCTGCTACCCCGTACACACAAGTTAACCGGTCAATTCCGATTATGCCCAATAGATAACCTTCTAGGGACTCAGTCGAACTGAGTTTACCGGTTACTCGTGACACGGATCTCTCCTTAATGTTTCGGGGGCTTGTGTTTGGTTTCAACCATCACATCCCCACCCCCCTCTTCCTCACCGTAAGGAGGCGGAGGGCCATCATCCAGCGCAACCTGTGTTTGCAGAACGCTGTCGAAAATGATGACCCTCTTAGCATCCCTATCGGTGGGGCGGAAAAACCTCCCTCTCCGAACCCCTCGCCAACTGAAGACATCAGTCAGAAGTACCCTACGACCGGACCACACCGGGTAAGGACCACTAACGGAACCGAGATTCCGAACCTGAGATAAAGACAAGCAATATCTCAGAGCAGCCTTACACCGAAGGTCCTCGAAGTCGACGGTAAACTTCCATGATGCCATCTCGCGACTATTCAATAGTTTCAACTCAGGACTCAAAGACCCCTCCTCCACCATGGTAACGCCATGACGGGGGACCACATTATGTGGCTGGGGGGCCCGAGGAGCCTCAACTATCGAAAGGTCGCCGTCGAGCAGACCGAAAACTCTCGACATCCGAAAGGCCAGAGCACCCCTAAACCCTAGCTCATCGGGTCGCAAACGAACCGACTTAAGTTCGCACAAGTGCCAACTGAAGTAGGTCCGAGCGGCCCTCCATAGGGTATCGGGGGTCTGACCACGGACGAAAGAGTGGAAAGTAGTCCCAAGCGAATTCACGAAATCGACAGGTCGAAGCATACCGAACCGCAATGTCGGAGTGACCACCAGGTAGTCGCCGCTCCACTCAAAGAGAGTAGAGTTCAGAGTACCAAAGTCATCCGAAATTGAAGTCTTCGTCACTTCTACGTCGAGACCGAGACCGGCAACGAAGGACATCCACCGACGTGGAAAATCAACAGACAGAGACTGAAAGAGAATGTCATCACCGTTGATCAGAAGTGGGCACCGCTCAATTCCAAACGTCTCCCTAGCAAACTCGAAACTCAAAAAGTTCTGAATGCAGAGGAGAGGGAATGAGAGGTAGGAACCCATCATCTGACCACGAGTGACTTCGAACTCCATGTCGTAGTCGAGATTCCACAGGAGCGGGCGGAGGATAGCCATAGCGTGATCTTTCACAGAAATCGGTACAGAGACCGAATTCTCCAGAATGACGCTAAGGATCACCTCCGCAAGCTCAAGTGACAAGTTGTCCGTCGCAGACCGATAATCGCCTGAGACAAGAACACCGCCCCCCCTCACGAAACCCGCCTTCTTCAACTTTTCTGCCGTCGGATCACCTCGCAACAACCACCTCGTCGTTCTACTTAAGTGCTCATAGAGCGACTTATGTAACGGACGAAGACACAACTCCTCGGAGCTGAACTTCGTGAGTGGTCGGGGTTTACCGGCGGACTGGACTACCAAGAGCTGTCCCTCACACGCCGGAAGCGGGTAAGGGACAAGTCCAAGGGTACGATCGAGCAACTCAACCTGATCATTGACCGCCCCCAGACAGCCCCCGTCAAGACGAGAACTGTCCGTGGTGGCGCCAAGACCAGGCGTGTTAACGTAGCAAAAAGAGTCATAAAGACCCGAGTCCCAGCCCTTTCGATACATGGCTCGGACCTTACGCTTAACAAACGCGACGTACCCCTTCGGTAGGAGAGTAGGCTTCCTCGTAAGAGTAAGCTTAAGAGAAGTGAGCAGATCTTTCTCCATGCACTTGCATGAGGCCGGAAGAAGCTTTTTAATAGATTGCCAGGCCATGCGTTCTGACTCAACAGAACTAGGACATGCCTGCAGAAGAGCTTTAACCGCCTTTGACACCTGTGAGCACGAATCCCGAGGGGGGTCGAACTCGAGAACAGGGTAAAGGAATATCTGCGACCAAGATGTGATGGCGCGCTGTACTACACGCGTAGTGCGGGCCATCGAGGCGCGGCAGAGCCGCGGGGCTTTACCAGATGAACAAACGATCCCAACCGAGGATGAGCAAGAAGCTCGAGAATCCATAGGACCAGGGTGCCCAATCAAAGAGAAGCTGGAAACAGCTTTTCTG